TCCATGTTCATTACAGTCCGAAATATTTATAGTTGTGGTATGAACATCTCCCCCTGTACCCGACATAGTATTATAAGTGACACCGCTCACGGTACGTGCTGGCTGACCATTTAATTGTGAACCTGCATTTGGAAGTGCAGAAGCAGATTCAGTCCAATCAATGCCTCCTCTTACCGTTGAGTTTCTTAGTTCTAAGCCTCGTTTAGATTTTCCAAAATAGTTAAGGTACTTTCTAGAGTCTTCGTAGGCAGTGGAATCCCACTCCAAATCACTATTTATAGAATAAAAACCTACACCGTTTTGCAATCGGTCTGCTGGGTTTCTTCCAGTTTTGGTATAGTTTCGATAACCAATACAGTGACCAGTAATCTTAATTCTTGAGTTAGTAGCTCTAAAACCACCTAACGCACTACGCATGGACGCAATATTATCCAGAATAACTTCTGAATTCTCTATATCCAATCCGTATTCCCCATAATGAATTTGTCCGTCTGCACTTTGATTATCAAGTAATGCATTACCACCATCAATAAGAACATCTCGTAAAATAATGGTTCCTTGACAGTCTTTCATAGAAATTGAACTAAACCATGCTCCGTATCCCATGAACGCACTTTGACCGGTGGTATATTCTTCGGCTCTTTTTTGAACCATATAGTCAGCGGTGGAAGAGCCATACCAGGGAGTTGCGTCACCCCATGCGCTCGCGGCAGTGCCAGCGATATCAGTATCAGCTCCCGCTCCCCATTCATTTACCCAGTCATATGGGTGAGGAATAGTAAAGACGCCCAATGACTTGGAATCCACAGTTCCTTTCCAGCTTCTCGTTGTTCCGGCTGAGGGAACGTAGCAAGTAATATTGTTTGCTTGTCTGTCAGTGTCCGGTCCTTGGTATGCGAACAATCTTCCATTATCATACCAGCTATCCGCGTTTGCGAACCGTAATGCTAGCCTCGTGGAAGAACATTCCATCATTACTGAGGAGGCAGCGGGGGAATAAACCGTTTTAAGGTAACTTCTGTTGGTAAGGGCTGAATCAGCAGGGCTTCCTGAAATATCAGCGACTCCACATGCGGAAGCATTTACATCTGTAAAGAAAGCTTTGTTTTTAATTTCGAGTTTACCATCTCCTTCGCAGGTAATATTTGCGAGGTCGAGATGTCCAAGGTTTCCGTAAGTACAGATTTCAATAAGAACCGGGAACTTAAGTCTTTTAGGAATACGCTCTACAATATCATCTATAGAATCAAAAACCGCTTTGCTTTCATCAAAATGACCGGTAGAAGATAAAGTAAATGTAACACCGTTAGGGTTACCTCCAGGAGAACCCATCGCGTTGTAAAGAGTATCACCTCTTTGTTCTATTACCCATAAAGGAACATTATCTTGTTCCCAGTTATAAAACGAACTTGGGTCAAACTTAGGGACATTATCATCCCAATTCAGAGGGATGATTCCATCTCCTCCAACACTGCTAACATTTTTAAAGCTTACCATTAGAATTCAATCGTCCATCTAAAGACTAAAATAAATGCGTCGGTCTTATAAATCTTTTTAAAGTACCGGTACGCGCATAACATAGAAGCGTCAGTCGCTTCTACATACGGGTTTTTGCTGTATAACCCAATTTCATTAATATATCCTTCAGGATAATCAGCAGTTGCGTCCCCGACGTTTAGGGATTGTTCATCTAACACAATCTGCCACATACATTTAGTAGGAGTAACTCGTTTAATGTAACCGTAAGGTATCGTACCAAAAGGTTTGCTCGTAGTCTTCGCTCCGTTAGCAATCAAGTTATGAATACTCATATCTAAATTACCTGTCCCATATTGTTCTCTATTAAACGGAGTTTCTACATCAGAACGACCTGATACTTGATTAGCGTCTGCTCCTCCAGACCCACAACGGAAATAAACACATTGAAAATTTTCTACATCAACGTCAGGGTCAGCGTCAAACATTTCAGCCAACGTGGCTCCCATACCACTACAGATGACGTTATCATCTTTGTAGTGCAGTTCCTTACTGCCATCTGGGTAATGTTTCCAGATTTCTAGATGTCCGTGCGGAGTTGATTTATCGAAAAGTTCCATTTTAAAAATTAATATCCCATATTATAGTGATATGGTCTGTTGTATCATAGTCTATTTTTAACCCAGACGGGAAAGTTACTTTCTTATTCGTTAAATTAAAAATAGGGTTTTTAGTCGTATCTGCTACTTTATATAGAGCGTCACGAGAACCTGCACTATAAGTGTTAGAGGTTCGTTCTAATTGGAAACCGGTTCCCAATTTATCATAGGTTTTTTTATAATCTAAGGTGTTCAGACCGAGAGCTCCTATACCTCCCATGTAGTAATCTAAGAATCTCCAATCATCTCTATGAAGTTTTAAAATATACCTGACAGTCTTTTTACCATACGTTGCAGCCCCTCCTACATTTTCTACGTAAGAGGATACTACGAACCCAGCACTAGCATCACGTCCTGAGTTAGCAGGGCTTGCGATAGTGTTACGGTAAATATACCCATCGCTGTTAACAACCCCGCATTGGTTTAGAGTTCCGGATACTAAACCCGCGCTTGTAGACAATCCCCAAGACTGACTCGAATTTGTTTTGCCAAAAGTTCCCGAACCAAAGAAGATACCTGCTGATGGTAAATATGCTCCCATCGTTATTGCTTCTTCCAAAGTTTTTTCTCCTGTGACGGACGGAGCCATTGGATTATTTCGGGCTCTCATACCACTTACACAAGTAGTACCCGGTGCGGATATTTGACTAGGAATGGTGCTTACATAATAATCGAAAAAATTAATTCGGTTTAAAAACTGTCCTAACTCTCCTGGTTCTCCAGACGGCTGAATAGATTGTAACGTGTCGTCGTGAGGTTTAGGAAACTCTGGAAAATTAAAAGTCTCCCCAGATACATGATAAACTCCAGGAGTGGCATCAGTATAACGATAGACTTTAAAGGTTTTAAAATCCACATCTCGTAATCCCGTTCCTCCATTACCATTAATAAAGCTTACAGTAATCTTAGTTTCGGGTCCAAAGTTAGGGGCAGTGATTACCGGGGATAAAAGTTGGTTCCAAGTTTTAGCATCTGCGTAAAACTCATCAGGGTCTTGGTTACCTCGGTTATAAAGCACAAATTGTTTTGTTCTTATCTCTGTGCCTGGAGTCCACTCTTTACTATTAATATTGTAGGTGTATCGGACGCCATTGTATTTTGCAGCAATAGACATTAAAAATACATCATTAGACGCTCCTACTGAAATGGCTTCCATGCCTACGGCAAACTGCTCTCCTCCTTTGATATTATATTCAGCTAGCGTAAAGTTTTCAGTTAACCACGTACCGAAGGTAGCGCTCTTAGTGTTTTCAATTCTCATCGTTGGCACGAATATAGGACCTTGGATATTTCCTGTGTTCCCAGACGTTGACCTAAACATTAACGAGGCTGGTTGTAACCAATCTGTCATTGCTGACGGAGATTGAGTATTGGATATAATAGCTGTGTTGTTGTTATTGTTTCTATATTTGTACACAGCGCCATCAGTATAATCACCATACTGCGTTTGTCCGTAAGGTTCAGAAGTCCAAACGTTAGGGTCTCTGACCCATCTAGCTTTTCCTTTGTTGCTTACCAACGATACATCAGTAAGACTAACATCATGAAGTGTGTATGTCCCTCCAGAAGCGTCAATAATATTTACTTGGTATTCCGTATCTCTATCCAAACCATACAAACACATTTTGGAAATCGTAGAGATAGGAGTGTCAATAAAGCTTTCTGGCTGGTCTTCAATATTTTCTGAGTAATACCCTCCACCAGAAGTGGGTGTAGGTTGCCATTCCCCCGTTGTAAAATTGTAATAAAGTTCTTTCCAAATATCCACGGCTGGACCTAACGGAGGTCCGTCTAAACTTAAATCACTTACTAAACATTCGCCCGCTTCTGCATTAGGTCCATATAAAGCAGCAGTAAATTTAAATAATCCTCTGCTACCAAACCCATCAGGAGTTACATCGCTGTACTCACTAAGAAGACCGGTACCGGCTTTAGGGAAAACAATTTTACTAGGATAAGTATAAGTTTCTTCCACACCTGTTGGAAGCTCTAAGAAATACATACCAGAGGCAGCGTTTCTGTACGCAGGTATTTGTCCCGTTACTATTTGGTCCCAGTCTCCATTTTGCCAATTAAAGAATACCGGAGAACCTGCTGCTGTAGAGCTTAATACAAAATAAGATGGTTTGTCTAACTTATTAAATGTCTTCATGGACAAAGTATAAACACCAGGGTTAGCCCTTAAATCAGTAGATGTAATCGAGCTGGCTTCGGTACCTGAAGATTGTAATAACAAACCCCAGTTTCTTGGGCTGGCACCTGGAGCATCTTCTGACTGATTAAAAAATGGTTGGGTCGCTCTATGGGCTAACGTATTAGTAGAAAACGGGTTTAAGTTAGTGGGTGTGTTAACTGCACTATAATCGGCTGCGTCTTTCATCCATAACGACAGAGCGTTGTGATGGTTGTTTATAGCTCTAGATTTAGCTTTAACTATGTATTTAAAGTCTGGGGTCTGGGAGGTATTTTGTATAGTTCCTTTTACAGAAAGACGATAAGTTTTTGTGGGTTCTAACCCAGCAAAGTTTTGAACTATTTGCGTTTTGACTGGAACTCTAATTCCTTGAACGGAGTTTAGTATATCCGTATGTGCACTATCTCCGTAGGACAAATCATTATAATAAGTAGCACTTAAGGTTAACCCAGAGAACAAATTTCCAGGGGTTACCCGACTTCCCGTCGAACTTAAACTCCATTTAGCAATACCGCTTTTATCAAAAACGTAAGTTCTCCATCCTGCAAGTTTTCCTAAAGAAAAATCTTTTATAGAGTAATAGCAAAAACCATTCGTTCCGTCGCTTCTTCCAGTTGCGTTAATAGTAACAGTATAAGATTGTCGTGATGCGTCCGGGGGAAGTAAGACTTGTACGCCTTCTTGTTGCCATGTATCCTTGGCTTTATAAGAAACTTTGTAGGCTGACCCTTCAGCCGTAAACATATCGTTTTGTCTGTTAACGGGTTTTTGTTGGAAGTTGTATTGAAAACCATCACTATCGCGTGTTAAGGTAATTTCTAGATTACCGCAATTCGCTGCTGTAGATTCACCGGACACCATAGTATCAAATGAGAGCATTAAAGTTGGGTTGTTGTCGTATTGCGTATTCGCTTGGTCTAAAAGTTCTGGGACTGTAGCATCATCATTTACGAAAGCGTACTTGTTCCGATACTCATCACCTAAAGTAAATCTTTGTTCTACAATAGCGGTGCCACTTGAATCGAGTTGGTTAGAAGAAACATATAGGGATACTCCTGTCGAGCCTGAAAAAATACGACCATCATCAGAAACTAGAGGGAAGACTGCACCTAGACCACTAGTATCTTCACGATTTCCTGGGTCATTTGCATACTTTACTAAAGGGTTTACTTGGTTCCATCCAACTAATTTCAACAAACCTGCTTGGGTACATGCTGTGGGGTTTGATGCTTCCGTTGAAGGAAACTCAGTAGTAATATCAAAGTCATTGTTAATAGTCTCGCTTTGATGTTCTAAGAAGTTAGGGTTTCGTAAGATTTGATGTCTTTCGTCACAAACTTCAAGACGAGCAATATTAATGTATGGGTTTTGGTATCCATCCTCCCACGGGGCAAAAGAATCATCAACAAAACCAGGAGTAGGGAAAATATATTCTACAAAGTACTCATTGTTCTTAAGAAATATTTGGTCTTTTTTATTACCTTTTAATCTAAACCTAAACTCATCTACATCGTAGTAAGTTTTTAAAACAACATTATGATTGATATTTTTATCTTTTCTATCGAAAGAAATAAATTTTTCAGAAGTAAAATCGTAGTATTCTAACGGAACACCATTACGACCACGAGCTATACGAATAGTCATTTGGCTATTGTAAGATTTACCATTGGTGTAAAGAGTATAAACCCCTCCCAATTCCATTCCTATAACTTGTTGACGCAGTGTTACTTGTTGTTGACCTGCGGCTAACTCAAATTGAGTTATGTCAATCTCTCCTTCGGAGGTGATATCAGTAAGTTTGTGTACTCCCGTAGCAAGTTCAGGGTAAAGATATTCTACTGTCCAATTGTTAAAATCTGTCAACGTCGGGTTGTGCAATAAGTTGGCATCTACTACATCATCATACTGCCATTGATTAAACCCTAGACTTGAATAACAATCCTGCATTTCAAAAACAGAATTATCGTTCAACGGACAGAGCTGATAGTTAGACGCTGAAGTTTGTAAGGCGCTGTACCAGAACCTAGAATCTCGTTGGGAATAGCCTTGTTTAGCGCTCCCTAACGACATAGCTTGTATTTGGTAACTGGAAACGGCGCTAGGACCGGGGTCCATGTATCCCGGAGTTGCACTAGGATTGGGCATATAGGTCATCACATCCGCAATCGTTTTTCTAAAGCCATCAACTACCATGTTAGAGCCTCGGTAAAGACTCTTATTTTTGTTTCCATAACTTTGAAAAATCTCTATATTACCTTTAATCATTTTCTAAAAATCCATACACACCGTTCGTTGCGGAATGACTACCGCCCCAATATTCTAGGTATTCGCTTCGACTACCTCCTGAAAGTAGATAGGTTCCAGAAGAATCTCGTGCATCTCTAGATGATTTACTTACGTTCAAGTCATCAAAGAAATCGAATATATCCCCAAAATCTTTTTTATTATAATCCTCCGCATAAACATTATAGTGTTTATTTACAATATCCACACCTAATAATGTTATTCCGTTAAACTCACCTGTACGCAAAGGTTTTCCAATCTCTACATAATAAACCGTTTGGTCATCATGGACTGGACCGGCTGATGCAAAGTAGCCGTTCATTGGACCGTCTTTAGATAACGAGAAATATTTTAAAGGAGTTCTGTTGTTTAAAGTATTAAACTCTAACACATGTCTAACATCGTCTGTAGAACTACCAGCAAAATCTAACACTTGCCATTGAGCGTCAGTCGAAGCTCCTTTTGTTACTTTCCACGATTTAGATTTCCAATCATAATACCAGTTTTTAGCAAACGTGTGCCAACCATTGCCGACGTACGGTTTAGGGTCAGTAACAATTCGCACATAAAGTTTTTCGTCAGGATTAGAAGCTGTAGCTCCTGCAATCTTAGCTACTCGTGCGTCAATTCCGAGATGGTAGTACTGGTCCTTAAACAATTTATTACCTTGTCTACCTCCTCTAACTTTGCTAGGAGTTTCATAATCTTTAACTTTAATGTTTCGTATTTGGTACGCATTACGAACTGTCTTGCTGCGAGAGGCGGGGGAAATCATTAATTGATACACATCACCTTGTTCAAATGTAGAATCAGGGGTGAAGTTTCCGCTAAATATTCTGAACCCAGGTGATACTTCGGGTCCTCCACTTGTCATCACATTGACATAGTTAGAGGAAAGCGTGGTAGTTGTAGCGCTCCATGTGGACGCACCTTCCACCCAGTGTTTACCTTTGGTATCATTAAACACAGCATATGTAAGTCTGTTGTTAGCGAAGACACCGATACAAGACGCTTCTAAAGTAAGTTGATAAGTATTATTCGGAACTAAAGAGCGTAAGTTATTAGGAGTTTGTTTGTCAGTGGGGTCGGATACCGTAACAAAATTAGCAGTTTGTCTGGTTCCTAGAACCCCAGACATAGCTCCTTGAATACCTGTGCCTGACGTACCTCCTCGACCTTGAAAAACAATATACGGAAGAGCACTTCCCCCGACTTCATTTACAAAATAATTTTCAAAACCAACAGGAATGGCTTGATGACCGTCACGGTTAATATCAGGAGTTCTATCTTTATCTTGTAACGCCCAACCTGCGACCGAGGAAGTTGCAGGTATCTCTCGTGCGCTGTCACGTGGTGGGTATCTTAAATCACCATTCCACGAATAATTGGCATTGCCGGGTAACGCAAAACGAGCTCTAACTGTTCTTATTGGGTTGTCCGTAATATGACGTTGTAAGAAAGTAACACCACTCGGAGCAGTCAAGTCTATGTTATAAGACGGATTGTTTCTGTTGTTCCATACCGCAATACTGTTAACATTTCCTGCTACAAACTCAATACCAGACAACATAGTACGGTTTGAAAGTAGGTTTTCTCCAGGGTTTTCAAAAACATCAAGATAGTTAGAGTATGTTCCAAAAGCTCCTGGTGTAAGAATCCCTTCTGATAAATCCACACGTCCTCCAGACGCATTAAGATAAATATTATTTTGAGTTACTGCTTTAGTTGCAACAACTGCACTCCAATCAGAGTGTGTAGACGAAATAACTCCTCCCAGGGTTCTTGGAAAGGCTTGTGAACCTAACGAGTTTTGAAGGTTACCTTTGATAGAAAAATTATGATTAAATAATAATGGACCAAATACATGCGCTATAATATTAAACCCTCCAGCGTACCTATCTCCATCGACTTGCGTCTCTTGGTCAACCCAACATTGAAGCTGTCGTCTAAACTCAGAATTATACTTATGATAAAGTTTTTGTATACCTGTACCAAATTTAAAATTCTCAAACCCTTGGTCAGTGAAACGATACCACCGAGCATCTTTCCTTCCACGACGGATAAAAATATCTGTCATAGCTCGTAAAATTTGAGAACCAAAAACGTCACGAAGTTGAGTAAAGCTTGAAGCGTTAGTTTCAAACCCAGGAATATTTCGTTGAGGGAAGAAAGAAGAAGCTTCAAACTCAAAGAACGGAGTGCCTGATGAATTGTAATAAGAATATACTGAAGACAAACTTCCGCTTGTATCTACAAATTGTTGTGAGGAGAAGTTAAAACCTTTAGGAACAAATCCAGGAATGTTTAACCCTCGGTTTTTATAAATAGTCCGTAAATCTGGACCACTCATACCAAACCAATCTGTAGCGATAGGCTGGTTTAGACCTTGTCTGTTCTGTGCCCATCCGGTAAATTTATATTTTAAATCTCTCCTCCTTCCTGCGGTACGTCTTGCAGTTAATTGTTTAAAGCCTGAAGTAGAGTTATCAGCGGCAACAGAACCTCCTCCACTCCAAAAATAACCTTGAGGTCCAGTGCCTGCATTGTTGTGAAGTGTAGCAGATGGTAACCAGCGACCATTCTGTGGGTTATAAATAGAAGGGAAAACACCTACCCCACTAAAAGTTCCATAAGCTCCCCATGCACCTGGGAATGCTGACGCATTGTAGGTGCTATGAAGTTGGTCCATATCTGATTGTATGGTGTTAATTACTTCTATGTTTTGAGTTCCGGACCAAGGAATATTATAATTGGCGTCTCCAATAGGACCATAACGCGTTCCCCAGTAATCATCTACAATCCCAGACCCAACATAAATTTTATTTAATGTATGGAAAGGTGCAAACTGTCGAAATATATTAACAATAGTGGGTATACCTTTCCTACCAATTTTAGTTTTAGCTAAGTTAGTAAAATCATTAGCGGAAAAATCTATAGCGGAAGCGTGAAGTTTAGTGTGTACTTCTGAAGATTTGGAGTTCCAGTAGTCGAACACACTCATACTTTCTAAGTCTCCCTTATTAATTACGTTTTTATAATTATAAGGAAGCTCTAAAGAAGAGGTCATAAACTTAAACGTATTGTTAGCTCCGAACCCTGGTTCGTTAACACCGTTTTCGTCTTTAATCTCTACAGCACTTAAAATATATCTTGATACATTGCCAGCCGCAGATACAGCAACCCCACATCCTCCTTGTTCGTATTTGCGGGATAAAATGGACGAAAGACTTATTACGAAGTCGTCTAAATTAGGACCAAGTCTACAGTTTTGATAAAATCTTTGTTCTTCCCATGGTGGTATGCGTAGCAGTGCATCCCGGTAACGGTAACCTGCACGTTCACTGCCATACCTAGCTTCTTGAGCTTTCCAAAAATCAGTTTCTTGGTAAGGTATACCCCCTATCTGTAAAAAATTATATGATTGATTTAGTAATTCTAAAACAGCATCCACAGCAAAACGAACATTTACATCCTTATCGTTAGGGTCAAAATGTTTAACTCTCATAGGAAGAGAGGATGCAGCCAAAGCCTCATTCCAATTAGATTTAAAAGAAAGATATTCTTCATTTCTAACTCCCAACTCAGTCTCGGTCTTAAGAGTATAGTAAATTAAATTGGGGAGATAGGACTCCCACAGCTCTTGTAGTCCTGATGTTTCAGCGTTAGGGTTATACACAGATGAAGGTATAACCATATTCACCGCATTGGCTAGTGCTTGTCTAGTACCTTTAGCTTTATACAGATAAATGGCTTGTTTTAATTGGTCTCTCCACTTATCAGGGTCGTCAGAAAAGAACGTCCATCCTAAATACCTTCCTAAGTATTGTAAGAATTCATCGGGACATTGCTCTATATCCAACAAGTATTGGATATCTCGAATGGAGTTTTGAACATCGTAAAACCCGTAAGCCAATGCTTTTAACATTTTGCTCATAGGACCAGCGTTTTCCATACGAGTGACGTCCAATCCTAACAACGCAGCGTTAACTATATCCCTGAAGTAATGGGTATTAGGGTCATCCTCATTTACCCACACACTTACGAGAGTGTCCAATGCGCTTACTAGCTGTCCTCCGGATGCATAATAATTAACCGGTTGTCCTGCTGGTTTAACATATGTTGAGGAAGGGTCACTAAAAGGAACTGGTAGGAACTTGCTTCTGACACTGTCCCATGCGGCGTCTCCACCCTTAGCATTGTAGTACATCCATTTGAATAAATTTCTTACGCCGTCAGAAGTTTGAAATCTTTTACCGTAGTATACTGTGTCTAGTATAGAGCTGTATAAAAAGGAGCTCACCCCTACCGAATCACTATCAACTATCATCCCCGATGTGTTTTGAAGATAAACCCATCCTAGTTTATCAACTAATTCGTTGGATACCGCAGAGACGGTGTTTACATTGGGGTCCACAACAGCACTAAATTGCTGGGCGAAATGGTCACTTATATTATTCAGCTCGGTGTGGGGAAGAGCAGATGTAGAAAGGAAGTCAGCAAACGCTTCTCTATTTGTAAAACTATTAAAGGTTCTGCCTAAAGGTCTAAGAACATAAGTTTCAAACGTGGTGGGACTTACATTAGTAAGGTTATTGAACGGTACAAAGTAAGGGACGTAGGCAGTAGCTCCGCTGAACGCTGAGTATTCGCTTGGGGCGTATGTTTTGGGATAGCTGATTAAACTTGATACGTTATTAGCGGTGTATAAAATAGAACCAAGGACTCTATACTGCAAGTCTTCTTCAGAACCAAATAAATTGTATTCTGTTTCCTCGTAGTAATCAGGGACTATACGCTTAATTACTTCAATGTAATTAGCTTTAAAATGTTCTTGTCCCGGTCCTTTATCCGACATTGTCATTTTTATACAAGCTCCGTGCTAAATTCAAAGTTATTTAACTGAACAATTTCATTAAAGTTAACATAGATATCTTCTGGGAGATTATCTACTTTAAAAAATCTTATCTCAGGGACTGTTAACATGAAATTGTTTACATCGGACATACTTATTTTTTGTCCAAATGCTAGATTATCCACGTTAAAATATTCCAATAATTTATCTGCTGCTTTTTGCTGGATAGAATCGATAAAACGTTTATTGGATTTATCGATATACAAAGTAGCAACGATATCTAAAGTTCTCACAACTCCATCGGATATGACGATATCATCGGTTAACATTTTATAATTTTTAAAGTAATCCAATAGCTCTTTCTTCATTGCTACCGACGCTCTTTCTAGCTGAGTGTCCGAAGCTTTAGATAACACGAACAAATCAATAACGTTGGCGGCTGCGCCGTTAGTTCTTAAAGATGCCATACATTTAGCCGTCGTACCTGCCGTCCCGACAAACGAGTTAGCCAAGGTGTTATAATCTTCACCGGTCACAGCACGATATTGAGTTCTGAAGAAATACGGGGCATACCTTTTTGCGTGTGCTACAGATTCAGCCGCTGTTCCTCCAGAGCCTTTTGTAGTGTTTTCTAAAGTCGCTTCTACAGGTACGTTAGTATTATTTAAACAGTTTACGGTTGTATTGAGAGAACCTCTGGCAATGTTTCCATTTCCTCCCCCTCCTGTTCTATAAGTAACGACAAAATTCGCTCCAGGTGTTGGGAGACGTCCACGTACCCCATCACCAAATGTGAGGATACAGCCGTACCCTCCAGTATACGTTTTCTCAAATACAGGTTGGGTTCCACCAGAAGCTAAAAACAAATTAGTAATTTCGTTATATTGGGTTCCCCCAGCTTCAGTAGAAGATAAACCTATGCTTCCCTCAATAACAGGACCGTCGGTAATTTCAAAAGTTTGACGGGTTTTTTGACCTCCTCTAAAAGTACCATTTTGAGTTTTAAGCGCTCCTTCTAACAAAAACAAACTGCTTACATATTTGGTACCATTGAAATCTGAAAGAGGGATAGTTAAATCTTTAGAGAACAAGTCCAAATCTCCGTTAGTGAATTGACGAGTGACAGTGTAAGATAAGGCTACGTTACTTCTTTCATTAATAACTTGTACTGTTCGGTTTCTTTCGGGTATAATGACATCAGCGGTAGGTGTTACATCGTCAGGGAAAGTTAAAAGACCAGTTGCTTTTGATGCTGTTGGACCTTTCATACTCACGCCAATTAATTCCAATAAGCGTTTGAGGTTGTCCTCATTTTTGACAGTGTCAATATACATTTCGTTAGCTGTCATATCGGTTCTCAAAGCTAACACGGACGCCATATAAGCAAACATTTCCAACAACATCTGACCTAAATCAGAAGCAGCAAAGTTATTATAATCTAAAGGGTATACTGAACGTAGATAGTTTTGTAACGCTGTTCGATACTGGTCGAATCCGTTGATATTGTAATCAATCAAATCAGGTTTCCTGTCATCAGGAACTTGACCTAATTTTAAGAAGTCTGATTCAATTGTTCCGTCGAATCCGGATATATTATACAGCCCTTCAAAATAACGAGAATAATCTTGATTGTTTGCCATAGCTAGATGAGAACCTCCACAAGCTCTCCATTTAATAAATCATCCTTGGAGGTGATATAAAGCTCTACTTTGAGAGTCTGGTTTTCAAAATTCGGATTGAGCTCTAAACGTTTTACAATAACACGAGGCTCATATTTTGCGATAGTTGTAAGAATCTGTTCTTTCAACGCGTTAATTAAATCTTCGGTAAGAGGCTCAAAGACAGATGCCCTTAAATCCGTACCAAAATCAGGTCTCATTACTCTAGCTCCTCGTCCTGTCAGGATTAACTGTTTTACACAATCACTTAAAGAACGTAGGTTTTCGTTTTGGGACAAAAATCCACCTACCCCGTCATTCAACATAGGAAAAGCCAGTCCTAAGATTCTTTCTTTGGACGGAGTCTTAACGTAATTTAAATCAAAATTTGGCATGGTTATGGGTTAGGTAATAAAATATTATGGAAAAATCCTTTTTGGCTATCATAGTTATGTTTAGCCTCACTAGTAGTTAGAGGTCGAGAGTAAATCTTAAAACTTCCTATAAATCCATCTAAACCACTACGAGGAATTTTCCTAGTCGGGTCGGTTCCTCCTTTCGGGGCTGATAGGGGTGGGTGGTGTTGACCTACAGGGTAAAATTCTCCTGTGGCGTCATTGGGAACTTTAATCGAGGAGACCGAAGCTCCTTTTTGAGTTCCTTGATGGGTATTGTTTGTGTTACTTCCCAAGAATCCTTGAGGCTTATAATCCGTACCAGGAATTTTAGGAATGTTGTCCGTGTATCCTCCCCCAATAATCCAAGGGGTAAAGACCGGGAATGCCACTCTCTCAGGAGTACATCGTTCATCGTATATGGTGTTTCCTAAAAAGCTTTCTACTGTAGGGTCATTAAAAAATATTTTATCTCGTTGGTCATTTAAATTCATTTTGACCGTCGTAGGTAATACCGTATCATTAGGAGACCCTCCTAATACATCACTTAACGAAGAAGTTATCAGAAGCTCTCCATCTAAATGAAAATTAACTTCTTCTTTAACATAATCAAATCCAATATTGATATGACGGTAACCGGAACTAACATCTTGGATTCCAAAACCGCTAGTTGTTATTACTCCGTTAGTCGTATTACCGCTAGGGATATACATACCCACTTCACTAACTTGGCTAGGAGCTGGTGCATTGCCTGCGGAAGTATTCCATTTTTCTGCGATACACACACTGTGACCCCATGTAGTGTCTGTGGTGGTGGCGTAGGATTGGTTTTGTCCTACCGTAGGAGCGATAATAAATTCTAAACCACTTGTAGCCCATGTATGACCAGTCACACTAGTTCCTTGAGGTGAGCCTTTGTCCCTCCACCCCATCAACATTCCAATCGTTCGGGAAAAGTCTGTTCCTCCCGCCACTAACCCGTTACCTTGGGACGCAGTTGATTGGGTTCGAGCAGATATGTAATTAGCTGGTATTGGTCCGCTGTTTTCATTAGCAAATGCTAGTCGATAGCGATGAACATCCGACATATCTCTATGCACTCTAGGAACATACGCCCAAAAATCTAAAGAAACTCCTTCGTTACTGTAAAACAAATTATCCAAAGGTCGAACGCCTCGGAAAGGGATATTAGGTTGAAGCGTGGCATAATCTTTGGTAGAGTTAGGTAATCGTACATACGAACCTGATACTTGTGACCATAATGCGTTTTGAGAAGTTCGTTCGTCAAAGATAGTTCCTGCAAAGTAGGCTTGTCCTACCCCAGAAGGAAACACTAAAGACCTGTTATAACCTACCAATTTACCGTCTAATCTATTAGAACCTTCAGCCGCGTTATTTAAGGCGTACAAAGTTCCTGATGGTTGTGTGACGGCATCTGGGTCTAGGAAATTATAACATATTAATAAATCGTCGGATATTATATCATCAGTTAACGATTTGTACAATGGTTGAGTCGCGCTCAAACTACCTGATGTTTGTCGGTGCGTCCAATCCCCTAAACCAATAGGGTCGACAGCTAAACTTTCTACAGACGTTGGGGGTGTATCACGAGGCGCTACTACATAACGCGCTTGGTAAGGAGCTATAATACCATCTAAATCTTCCGAAAACAAAGTTAAGTTTTTCTGAACGTTTAAAGGGATATCCGACTGTTTTAAATAAGAAAAATCATTGATTGGTATTCTAGGAATTTCTTTCCACGTACCTACTTTAGCTAAAATGTTGGTATCCTCTACTTTATCTACAACCTTTTTTGTTTTAGTGTTGTAAAGAACTGTCTGCCCACCTTCCAACGTAAAGAAAGAAAGGCTTTTAATATCCGCAGGCAAATCTTTGTATTGGAGTTTGTACTCAAAAGCTTTTCCTGTAGGAGCTTCATACTTAAAAAACAAACCTTCTCCTAAAGGATGCGTTCTATTGGTTACCAAAAACGTATCTCTGCCGTATAAAGCCGCGATAGTTAGTTGTCTAGCACGTTTTTTAATCTTTGCGTCATACACAGAAGCCACAGCCCCTAGTTGAGCGGTGTAAGTTTGTACCATTGCATCCGTCTTTCCGTAACCGTTAGCTAATATCTCGCTAATATACCCAGACACTTCCGTCATTTGGGATTGTTTATCGTCTTTAAATTGCTGTATAACATCGTCATACTTTTTAAACGCTTCTACTCTTGGATTTTCTTCTTGATAAGATATGTTTAAATCGAAAATTGAATTGACCGTACTTTCACCATCCTCTTCGGTAAACCCTAACCCTCTACCTCCTCGGTTAGAATCAAAATTTAACTCCCACATATCAGCCGATACCGGATAAGGAACAATATCAGGAACCTCTTCGCTTCTAGAGTTGTAATACAGTCCGTCTCGCGAAAGCACAAACCTACTTTCCGTAGATATAGGAGGACCAAATTCTAAATCAAACACGGGGTCTACCCCTACTAACGTTCCCGATACCTGGGATTTAAGAGCTAATAGCACTCTTCGGTTCTCTACGAAAGGAGCAATAATTTTATTCTGGATAAACGTATTGTTGTTCGCTATGGCTGTAGTAATTTTATCAGCTACAGTTGGGGGTAATTGACCGATATCCAACGCTGATAAATTTAATTCAGGGTTTGGTAATTCACCAGTAGACCTTTTCTCTAAAATATTGTTTATGGATTCGATAGTTGAATCTATTTTACCAATCTCAACATTCAAGGAATTAATTTTTAATTGTAGTTCTGAGATTTTGGTGTTGGTTACAGTGCTAGGAACAGTTTTGGCAGTGCTAAAATAAGAGTTAACTTCCGACGTCATATCATTTACGTCTAAGTTAGTAGTTCCCGGAGGAACAGTTCCAGGGACGAAAACAGGAGCTTGGCTAGGATTACTTGTCGTGTCCGTTAGTAAAGATGCGGTATTAGCTGTTGATTGGGCTGGAGCAGCCATGGACTCCTGCTGTTTCTTAGCCGAAGGTTCCCCTCCATTGGACACTGTAATTCGACCTGCTACAGGAGCTCTCAAATTAGAGGTTCCTTGAAGTTTTGATATCTTAGCATTTGCAGTGCCGAGCTGAACTTGTTTTGCTCCTCTGTCCACAATTAAGGAGTTGCTTAACCCCACTAACGCTTGTGAAGGCATTAGATTTAACGATTTTTCTGTAAACAAACTCATTCTTCTGTTGTATTTAGGTTATATTCCCGTTTAGCCAAAATCCTGGCATCTGTCTTCCGTCAATAACTTTTAAATTGGAGTTATCAAACGTGGCTTCGTGAGAATAAATTCTCACTATAAGTTTCTGACCTCTCTTCATAAAGACCGGACCAGTATCTTTTAATAAATCGGTTCCTTCGGCATCCGCATAGCCTGTTCCATCATCTCCAAAAAATCTGGTGTATTTTCTGACGAAATAGTCTTCCGCAGGTCTCCTCTCATTTTGTAAAATAATGGAATACATAAATTTCGTAGGTGATTGTTCCCAAGGATACGCCCCCAGCAAATTTAAAACATTTATTTTAAATGAATTATTAAACAAATTGGTAAAAGGTTTTGTTAATAAAGTGGGAGACCCCTCGGTTAAATCAAGAAGTGTGATGTCTTGGTCCGTGGATATAGTATCACCAGCAACAGGTAAATCATTCAACCCAATCTTACCATAAAAAGTAACAGAGTCATCAAACTCTTCCCACTCCGTTCGTACTTTTACCGCGGGATGAGGCGACCATTGTTGAGTCCAAGCATTATACCGTGCAGTATTACCTAAGGTGTTTGAAGGTAAATTGTTGTCAAGGGTTACGTTGCGTATTTTAAATTTAAGGGTTTCGTAAGGCTGTAGTACAAAAGGAAAGTCAGCATGAAAATCATTTACCACCAACTTTTCCGTTTGTGGTCCGTATTGGTTGACCGTCAAAGAAGCAGCGGTGTAAGACGAAAAGGCATAAAAATTTTGAGTCAAGTCGTTTGCGGGTTTGGATGCTATGTACGCTGCACATTCACAAATCTTAAAATGAAAATTGTAGGCTCCTACCGTACTAGGAGTAATATCATTTACCGCCCATACAGGTTCAATACTAAAGTTTTTAAAAATCTTTGGTGTGGGATTCACATTGTTTGCGTAAATAGTTACACCCGATGCATCTAATAAGTAAGACTCTTGAATGGGGAGTGTAGTCCCCGTATTGGTAGGACGGTCCCCAGGATAAAATACTAAAGAGCTTCCGTAAATAGTTTGGCTTACGACGTTGCTCATTATGGAGTCCTCCCTACGCTAGTGTTATTACCATCTCCTCGCTCACGGTGAACGTGAGTTAGAAGTGTGTTGCCTGCAATACTTACGTCACCGCCATTAGATTTAACATTGATTACGTTGGCGTCTATAGTAATATTGTTTTTGTCCATAATAATGCGGGACCCGTTGGCAACTTGAAGTACAATCCTGCTTTGTGAAGTAAGATGAATGGTTCCTTGATGTGCGGTCACGTTGATGTCTCCTGAACCAGCATTATCAATATCAAAATCACCTCTGCTTTCCTTACTGATAGTAAAATCCATACCTCCTTCCACGGTAGTGGCTTCATAATCTCCTTTACATTTACTGAGGATTGAGTCGTCTCCTATTTCATTACCGTCTCCAATGCTTGATATCCGAATTTGATTGTCATTTTCGTCTATCATAAGGATATTTTCCCCTCCCGCGGGCGCGGGCGCGTCACTCATAATCACGCGTTTGTTGCCCGCAGTCTTTAATTTTATCTCATTTTTTTGTCGTTCCGGTGTGTTCTTGTCTGTAAGAGATATTGAATGTCCGGCTGGGTGTTTCAGTACAAAAGAATCAGGCAAATCATTGTCTTGATAGACATCACTTTCATTTGGAACACCATAAGATACCCCTGGCTCGGAAGGAATAGGTTCCCCGTTGTCCAATACTTCATTCTTGGTCATTTGTTTATCTTGACCTAATACGTATGGCTGTGTTTTTTGTCCGGGAAGTTCTTTTTGTCCTGTAGCATACAAACACCCAAACCAAAAATTTTGATGAGGAGGGTCTGCATAAGGAGTTTTACCGATTAACACGGTGGCTCCTATACCTGGGACAGCAAAAAACCCATAACCTGCTCCTGCAATAGGGGAAACATAATCACAGCTTTGTGGACCGTCAGGAAACGCGGGCGAATCAACCAGTATTCTACCTGCTCGTTGTTGGTCTAAACATTGTCTTACAATTCCTAACGCGAAAAACCCATGACCGTGACTGATTTCCGCAGAAACTTCTTCTTGTACAGGGGTCTCATTACCAAAAGGAGCCATGCTGTCTAGCATTGCCCGTGCCAAAGTTGCTTCATCGCCCATGGCGTCTATAGCTTTTCGTAAATTAGTCATCGCATATCCCTCACATTAGTTATTTGGTAAGTTGGATTTTTAATTAAATCCAATTGAGTTAAAAACCCTTGAGCTGGGTTGATTCTATGTTTAAACCCTGTAATATTATAGACTCCACTAAGCCAATGTAATTGACCGTTAGCAAAACGAGGGTCATAAAATTTAAAAAATACTTTTCTGCTTAAATATTCTGATGCAGGGTCATCAATTTCGGGTATACCTAAAGTTGTAATTTGTAATCCAAAGGTTTCCTGACCCATTGCTTCGTTAAAGTTGTAAGAAACGTCCGTATTTTTACGCGCTCTCTCTTCATCAGAAATACGAGCTCTTATGGTATCAAAATCTATACGTCTACGTAATATTTTAGTTGTGATTCTATCACGGAATACGCCGTCGTCCGTTACTTTAAGAACATCGGTAGTATTTTCATTTTTACCACCATCTACATTCGCATCAGGAAATAAAAAGTTTAAATGTTGAGGGTTAGATATAACACTTGCAAGCTTTCTAATATCACCCGCGGAGTTTTCTCCTATAACCAACGCTAAATCTTCATCAGTTTCATAAGACGAAAGTAAAGTAGGTAACATATCAAGTAATTCTGCGTCAATATCCGCTTCGCTTCTTCCCTCTCGCAATTTACCTAACTGTGTTCTTGTGGTATCCACTAACTCTAGCAATTGTTCTTCTTGGGATTCTCCCACATCTTCCGCTCCAGCTTTGGATAACAGCTGTTGAATCTTATCCTGCAATAATAAAGATATCGTATTGGTAATCATATCTTTGGACAAGGTATTCGTTCCATCGAACAATGTTTTTATATCATGAAACTGTCGTACTGAGTAATTACTTTGTGCTAAGTTTATCAACACACGGGTATCCCCTGTAAAATCAACTTTGGCTACAATAGAATTAGGAGTTCCATAATCTAAATAGATGACTGAATTACCTGCACTTGCATCAAACGTTTGTGGAAATGAGAGGATGGGTCGAATTATATTGTCAGTCCACTGAGATGAGATATCATCGCTTGGACTAAACAACAACATCGCATTATTTTTTGCAACCCAGTCTTCGTCCCACGTAAAATTATTTAAAGCGGTAACTTTTTGAGATAATATTTTTCTATCCTCTTCAGATAACATATTAACTTGTATTTGTTGTACTCTTAATTTACTACTTTTTCCAACAATCAATCTGTTTATATTATTAATAATGTTTTCTAAAAATGCGCTCACGTGTTGGTTGACACCGTCATCGCCCATGGTAACATAAGCATTACTGTACAAATCAATGAAAGCAGCAAATTCAGTTTGAGCTGCCTCCTCAGGAGAAGGTTGCGGTGGTGTTGGTTCATTCAACACTACTTCGGGGGTTACTTCTTCATAAACATCCGCTCGTCTTTTCAAAGCTTCGATATTCAACAAGTATCGAGTAGTTTCGGCTGTCGGCTCTAAATTTAACAACGGAGGGTTGTTATTAATCTCGGACCAGATAGGTAATGTTGCGCTAGTTACTAAACCTTTTGTGCTAGAGGCGGTATAGTCGTCGAATGTCTCTCCACCAGTCTCCCAAACAAACTCAGCATACTTAAAAAATTCTCCCTCAGGTAAAGCTGAGTATTCTGATGCAGGATATAAACTGTTGGTTTGTAAATCGTATAAAGGTATAACATCTTCACGTGTGCGTGAGGTATTTGTAGCTGGTCCTGCCAACCAAGAGTCGTAATTTTCAAACGTATTGACGGGAACACATGTAGGGATAAGAGGAAGGGTGTAATTTTCTCTCAAACGAGACCTGTTAAACTCATCAAAACTAGTTTTGTTTGAAATCTCGCTTATATCATCAAAGTAAAATTTAAAATCTTTGTCCTCAGTCTTATACTTGGCGTCTTCATAATTTTTCTCATTTATAATACCAGCAGATATCCATATAGGAGCTTGGTTATTTGCTAATGCATTGGCTTTTTCCTCGTCAGTTAAAGGTCTGATAACTCTATTGGAGCCATCTGGAGTAGGTGATTCCAAAACGGTATCTCCTAACCACATCTCTCCGCTCTCAGTTCCTTGTTCCCATTCTGATACAGCGTTCGGGTTGTTTTTGCCTACCCAATCTAAATCAATGGACCCGTCCTCCGGGGGTGGAGAAGTTAAAAGTAAGAACCTATTTGAATTAATCGTTGAATCCGGTTGATAAAGATAATACTCTCCCCCATTTAATTGTGTAGAGCCCTGAATTTTTCTAAATTTAACCTTGATAGGGTCATTATTACTTTCCATCCTTTGGCTCTGACCTTGAATTGCGTACCACCTTGGAGGGTAGTAAAGCTGTAAAGTGTCGGAAAACGAAGGTAGAACTTGTGTAAGGGAAGTTGGCGGTCCCGGTTTAGTAGCAAAACGTATCGAGTCGTCGTAGAAGTATTCCCTGCTTACAGGGTTGGCTACCTGTCTAATTTGGTTGCCATCTTCCTCAAACTCCACGATAACTCCTTTAAAAACTGTGGTTAGTCGCGGCGGTTCTCCAGGGTCATAGGCGGTTCCACATCCTCCTGTATTCGCCGTAGCATTATACGTTCTACAGTCCGTAGGAGCCAATCCCGCCCACGCTTGAGTGCCGCTTATTGAGCCATAAGGTTCTATTTTTTTTATTTTTCCTAATACATTACCCTCTAAACCACTTCCTTCAGGTTGGTCAGCAGGTTTTGCATCTTCAATAGCCATCGGCCAAAAACTTAATAGGCTAGAAGTGGAAACCGAATTTGGAGTGCTTTTAGCGGTAAGGTAATTTCCCCTATTTGCGGGGGAGTTTAAAATTTCTGTACGTAAATTTACCCCTACCCCATCTTTCTTAGCTTCATCTACTTGAGTTTTAGCGTTATCAGCTGAAGACTTGCCAATCTGAGTGTTTAGGTTTTTTATTTGTTCCGCATTCAACGGTCCAGTAACAGGTTCCGGGGAATCTACCGAATTGAGTTCCCATTTTAAACCTATTTGCTCAAATACCATTTTAAATGCTTGGTATAAAATTTGGGGGGTTACCGTTCCTGCGACACCCCGGTTAAGTGAAGCTTTACTATTTAACGGGCGGTCTAGCAACTGCTCAATCAGCTCGATAGTGTTTTCATCTAACTCTTGTGCAGTCACGGTATTACTAACTACATCTTCTTCATCACCACCTTCCTCTAAAAACAATTTATTTTGTTTATCAATCTCATCTCCTCTGGCTAATGCAGCCGCTACAGAATAAACTAAATTATCTAAATCATCTTTATACTCACCTAAATCTACGATGGGTACACATTGAGGGTATGTTGATAAGTATGAAGCAAATATATCAGTTAAAATTTCCGAGGGTTTACGCAAAGAGATTTGATTATCTGTGCCCTGAGCGCTATCAGTAACCGCTACACGTGCCGCAAAAGGTCGCTTATTAAACGATGGGTTTTGTTTTGAATAAGAAAATAAATCTACAGCATTTAACTCAATAACTTTATCTTCGCTATCCGATACAATGTATTTTATATCATGAACTTGAGCTTTATGTATTCTGGATAATCCTGAGTCGGAGTTGGTACCATAACCAAACCTTAAGTAAATGATAGGCATTGGAGCTGCTACATTATTAGCAAGTAATTGTTCGTCCACTTCTCCGGTCGCAGCTTCGACGCGTGTCATTTGCTGCTCTCTCAAATTAGCATCTTTAAATGTGGTAAAAACATCGCCATTTGCGGGAAACACATCTCCATAAAAACCAAATAACGTTTCTTCAAGTTCAGTAGTAGGATTTAAAATCCTTATTTTATATCCCATGGTTTGAGTGCCCTGAGAAAAATCACCTTCAAATGCTTGAAGTAACCCTCTTAATTTTAAAGGGTCGGATAACCCATAAAAACCATTTTTTAAAGAATCGTCTTTGGATAGTAAACCGCCTCCCTCATCAGAAGATAATAAATCATCGCGGTTTAACGACATGTAAACTGCCGCAACCTCGTTTGCATTATACGCGGCTGTGTTTGTCATTTTATAAGATTGGAACTATAATTTGCGTACCTGCTTTCAGGTCTGCTTCATAATCGTAGACGTTATTGGCTTCTACGATGACCCACCACAATAATTCATTGCCGTAAGCCGCATAAGCTATTAAATCCGGACGACCTTCCAAATCATTAGGAACAACAGCCACGCGTGACTGCCCACTCTCTTGCAAAGAATTTATAAAAGTTCTATATTTTTTAGACTGTCCTATATCAGTTATAGTCTTTCCTCTATGAGAAAGAACGACGCCTGGAAAAATATTTTGCCTATCTCCATTTAGTGCCATTAGTTACTGTTCCTCCCGGTCTTTTGGTAAGACTCTTCTAAAGTTCTCGGAGTGTCTGGAGCTTTAGGGTCTATAGTACCTAATTGTTGTATACTATCCCACCCTGGAAGATTTCCTCCGATTTCAGGATTACCCCACAAGTTACCGTTAATGTTTCTCATCTCTTCCAAACTAACAGAAACTTTGAGTCGTTGGGCGGTTAGAGATTTAGCGTCGTACCCAGCCGCTTCTACAGGTTGAAGTTTATAATCCGTAATAATGCAGGGAGTAAAGTCGTACGTAGCTCCCCATTTCAGCTCTACTATAGGAGGACCTTTCACAGGCATTTGTTGAGTACCTATCACGGACCCTCGAATATTATTAATTACTTTTTGTACGAGTTGGTGATGTCTCACCCATTGAGGTCTCGTTCTCATCATCCACAACAAAGCAAAATTCCAATAATTAGAACCTTGACGTGATTCTCCAGGAGTATCTTTCCACCATCTGTTTGGACCAAACGGACCGTCAGCAACGGTGGCTCGGTCTACTAATTCTTTTACCAAAGTTGCATCACTTTTTCCAGTACTGTCACTGTTGGTGTCGCGAGCTACTACATTCTGAAGATAGGTGGCGATTGCCATTGCGTCTTGGTACAAATCTTCGCTTTTCGAAGGAACAGAGAATAATTCTGTTAAATCTTGAGACCCTACCATAGCCGCCATATGAATTAAGCTATAATGAATATCTACTTTAAACTTACGGGCTTCACTACCAGTGTATAAACGTACAGGTTCGTTGCGTAAGAATATTTTAGTGCTTGCGTAATTGGCTTTTCTCGATTCAGAGATAGTAGGGTTTTCAAAAAAAGGAATCCATACTCTTTTTGTATCAGGGGACAGATTGGTTGGGGCGTAGTTGAAGCGCAAGCCGCCTCGTTTTTCCAAAGCTTGGTTGATTTGAAATTTTTCTGTAGACCCAAGAGTTTGGTTTAACATGGACTTGTCTACATCTGACTGTGACCATGCTTCCTCAAAAGCTCCTGCGGTATTTGCAAAAGCTAATGCGTTTAAAAAAGTAGTTTGATTGTTTGCCATTAATATGCCATCCTGCTCCCAGCTCTAAATGGTGTTAGTTCAGGTGTAGGATTACTTGCTACATCTGCGGTTACTCCTACCGAATCTGCTATTTGCTCTAGCAATTCAGTTTGACGAGCCATTTGACCGGCTCCGCTATCGGGAGGTGCTGCGGTAGCAGACTCCATACCCCCTACAGGTGATTCTGAACCCTTCATATCCCTAGCCATAAGGGCTGCATCAATGCCTACGGAAGCCGCGGTTCCTACTCCCGGTATCGTTCCTGCTAATCCTGAGGCTAATTCCATACCTGCGCCGGCGAAGTCTCCTTGTATCATTCGGGAAATACCAAAACCCAACCCAGCCACGGCGCCAATCAAAGGTATCTTTTTAACCAATCCTTTTAACAACCCTTTTTGTACAGCGGTGGCACTCCCAGCTTTTACAGCAGATTTAGCGGCTGCGCCTGAAATGGCTTTACCACTGGTTTTCATCACAGCTCTTTTAACTCCAAACAGTGAGTTTACGAGTTTTCCTCCCAGTTTATCTAACCCTTTAGCAAGAAAACGGAACGGTCTCATTACAGTACTGAATCCTAGCAAGCCAACCATGGTTCCCACGCTACCCATAATAGGCATTAGCCATTGACCTAAACCCTTTATCATGTGGTCGGCACCCGACAGAATATTTGTTAACCCTTGTGCAGTATGACCTGCTACATTAATTAACTCAACTTGCATTCCGTTTATCCCGTTCGCGATTGTTTGTTGTAAGTTTACAGACGCGCTTTGTTGAGCTAACTCTTCCGTACGTCCTACAACAAGCTCTTTAATATCTGTGCCTATTTGCTGTTGTAAATTGAAGTCTTCTCGGCTTAGACCGAACGATTTTTCCATGGCATCGAAGAAGAACTGAGAACCCATACCTTGTCGTCCTCCAGATATCTGCTCCATCTTCATTAATATCTGTTCAAATTTAGCAGCCATTTCAGCAGTGCTTTCTTGACCGGTAAACCTAACGCCTAATTTAGCCGCTTTCATAAACCCATCGCTTCCAGATAAGAAAGATTGAACAAATCGAGCAGACGCATCTTGAAGTTCCGTGTTACCCTGAGACATCATCGCGGCTATCTTTTGAGCGTTAGCAGCAGCCTTTGGACCAAGTTCAACAGTAGTTTTAACCATGGCGTCTCTCATAGAATTAAGAGCGCCGATTAACCCTTCTATAGAATCTCCATTTTCAGCAGCAGTGGTAACTAAAGAATTGGACATAGCTAAGGTTGATTCTTCTGACAAACCTAGAGCTTGAGTATTGGCTCTCATTAACTGAAAAACAGTTTTGTTTTGAACACCTAATACTTTGAGCTGGCTTCCTAGTTGAAGGGAAGCATCAGAGAACCCTGTCATGCCCATATCAACTGCATCTGCAAATACATCAACCATTTGCTGAGTAGATTGTGCTCCGGTAACAAAACGGTCAGTAGCTTGCTTCATTCCTTTTGAAGCGTTAGCGGTTTGTCCTAAACTACGAGCTAGGGAGGCGTTCATTCCCATAATATCCCCAGCCATACCTTTTAAGGTAAACATACTGGCTGTAAGACCTATCAAACCAGCAGTATTATCTCCTAAAGCGCCAACGAGCTTTTTACGTTCTCTATTAGCTTCTCTAGCCTCCTTCTCTTCTTTGGCTTTATCAGCACGTGATTGATTTGCCTGATTCGTCTTTTTCAACTCCTCAAGAATTTCACGGTCTAAGTTATTAGGGTCTTCTGCCATATTATACCTCTACTTTATGTAGGGCACGAACCTTTCTTACATCATACGTCCTTACACAACATCCAGGGTCTTCAGTTTCAGCCTTGATATCATCATAGGAAACTGAACCAACAGGCAATGAACCAAACATTTTTATTATTTTTTCTGATTCATCGCTAGAAATATCATTTAAATTAACTCCGGTAAAATACCTCTGACCGTTTTTAGCAGTCCATTTAGGAGAAATCATAATAATTAAAGGTTTTTTGTCTGTAGCAGTAGCTGAACGATAATCGAAGGCAAAAATACACCCTCCCGCAACTTTTCTTCGTTGTTCTTTATCAGGAAGACTTTTTGTAGTACCTAAAAATTTAGTTTTTCTTTTTTTTACCATTTTTTGTGTCAGAATTTGAAAAGGATTTACTATATTATATATAAAATATAATTATGGACGATTCAGTACAGCTCAGCGAGTTCATGGAACAAATAAACTACTGCTTATCTTTAAAGTTTAAAGAAAAATGGAGATACAGGTTCAGTACTCACTTCATAGAAATCTTTCAAGAAAAGGTGCTTAAAGCTTTAGAAACTCAAAGACCGCTTAAGATATCTACCCTAGTATCAGCATATACTAAAAAACATAAATACAGTATAGTAGAAGTTCGTAACTTCTTTGAACTAGTAAGTATTGAGGAATATTATCCTCTGGTTTATGAAGACCCTAAGTACTTTGAGATGAAGAAGTCTTTTTCCTAGGTTTCTTATTCTTTACTGCTTCAGCATACTCAGCTAAGTGAGTAGTGGGGTTTTGCTTAGGACACATATCTCTATATCCACACCAGTCACAAAACTGGTTTACTTGAGGAAAGAAGTCATCCTTTTTTTTCTTCCTAATCTCCCAAATTTTCTGTGTCAGCTTCTTCATGTACATTAAAACATGAGGCTCAGAAAACTTAATGTTCACTAGCTTGTCGAGATGAGGGTAATAATGAGCTAACGTTACGGACGCAATTGGAACTTTGTATAGTACCGAGATTGCATAGGCGTACAGTAACATTTGAGGGTCATGGAATAATTGTCTCTTGGTAGACGCACGTTTGCTAGTTTTGTAGTCAATGACTAAGTAGTTCCCGTCTTGGCTTTTTACTACACGGTCAATAATACCATTTACGGCATACCCTTGTTTGAGCTCTACAGCGAACATTTGTTCTGTTGAGACTTGTTCGCAAGAAGACAGACTATTGTTAAAATTTACAAAATTCTTAATGCATTTTACGGTTTGCCTTTCTCGGGCGTCCTCATCAAACTTGTATTGGCTTTTTACTATTTCGGCAATCTCAAAAAGCTCCTCTTCAGTAGTAGCAGTTACACCTTCTTCCAACACCTTGTGAATAAAGGAGCCGAATTGCAGTGCGTCCGTATTTGTCTCTTTTTCTGGTAAATAATCAATATATTTAAATTTATACTTCAATTTACACTCGTCGTAGACTTTAATCTTACTGGGTGATACCTTATTAATAAACATGCATATACCTCCAATTGTTATTAAAGACTATTTGTGCAAAAAATTTACCGACTTTTCTGAGTCTGGTCGAGAATTCCGCATAAATTCAATATTTACGGATGATGTTAAGCAAAAGTTATACGTCAATTTAGATACCGGTTTGTGGACTGATTTCAAGTCCAATGAAAAAGGGAACTTCTATCAGTTGATTTCTCATATTGAGAACGTTCCTTACACCGCAGCGAGAAGCTTTGTTAAACGGTTAGCGTTTGATGCAGGTGCAAGTCTGTTTGATGTATCTACCCTCAATGTAGAAAATAAAGCGATTGAGGTGTCTCGTACCATAGCCGGTGATGTTGAAGAATTTAAAATGATTCAACCGAAGAAAGATATTAACTCACCAAATTACTTGGTGCGCATGGCTTCTCGGTTTGCCTTGGAACGAAAACTTGGAGGTTTTAAGTTCTATGTAGGATTAAAAGGAAGGTATCACCAACGCATTGTTATTCCTTATTTCTACGAAGGCAAACCATTTTATTTTCAAGCCAGAACCCTCATAAATCGTGACCCCAAATACCTAAATCCTAGCAAAAACTTGTACGGAATAAAGACGTCAGAGATTTTGTACCCATTTGATAAGTCTTTGGAGTATGTAATGGTTACCGAGGGTCCTTTGGACGCTATGTCACTCCGTGCAGCTGGCTTCAACGCTACCTGTACCCAAGGCTGTAAGATGTCTACAATCCAAGCTAGAGCGCTTAAAGACAAGAGGGTCATCATTGCGTATGACAACGACGAAAGTGGCTCAGAGGGCTTCTATGAAGCTAAGAAAAGACTTCTAACCCAAAGGAATCCTCACCTCTACTCTTTACGTCCTCCGACTGCTTATAAAGATTGGAATGATTTCTGGGTGGCATCTAATCCGCAAGATTTTGAGAAGTATGTTTACTCAAACATCAACCGCGCAGATTGGGAATTGGATGCTAGCGGACTATTAACTTAAACTTAGGGCTGAGTATTGTCTCTTCCACCAAATTATACTTAACAGTGATTTCGTAGACACCCCTCGCGCCTCCTAAAATATCGTCCGCATCTTTAGGGGTAATGTTAGTAGTATCCCAAAGATACGACATTGTACCTTCGGAATCTAAATTAACAGTTCCCGATGTGTCTCCAAAATCTTTAATCAATACACGTGATGTTAGTTCGGGGCTTTCATTCAATTTAACGATACGCATCGCCGGGTTTTGTAATAAAGAACCTGTTTCCATCAGATTTCGTAAATCTTGTTTGATGGGTTCATTATCAACTACTAACTCAGTTTTAACTTGCACTCTTTTTGTGCTTCCTACTTCAATATACCTTTGTATCAGCTTATTGTTTGTAGTGACAAGTAGGGGTTCTGTGGTTGCGAATACATTAGCTGTTTGTAAATTAAAAGTATTAACGTAAGTTTGTGCTCTAGACCCAACAACGTCCACCACAGTCCAAATATCGATATAACCGCCAGTTCCGGAAGCATTTTGTTGGTACAAGTTAGTCCATGCGTTGGCTGGTGCGCTCGCTGCATAGTAATAGCCTGACGGCTGAAGTATTACAGAAAAGTGTCCGTCATCTACTTTAAAAATAGAGCTGGCTGAATATTTGAGGTCTCCGCTAAATGCCAAAGGACTTGGGCAAGCAGATACGTTTGCATCAAACCCAATCTTATTCCCTAAATCATTTCTTTTATAATTATGAAACAACATGCGTTGGTTCGTGGCGCTTACTAACCCATAGTTATCCGAAGTGGCTCCCGGGTTCCTGTTAATGTATGGGTCCGCTGAACCAAATGCAGTATCGGGGAAAATCGTAACCGAGCATACCTGGAACGGGTCAATTTGAGCCCCTGCTTTAACGAAGTAAAAATCGAGTTTAGCAGGTACAATAGGAGAGGGGCGATTACCTCTCTTAATAACGGTTACTCCATTGAATTTAGTCATGTCTTAAGTATTTAGGGAGGAAAGAGCTTCTTTCTCTCTTTGATTTTCATCAATTAATAACTTCATGAATTCATCACGTTCTATGGCTGTCATACCAAGAACATCACGATACGTGAACCCCCCGTGTTTAACTAAATTATACGCTTCTTGTGCTAGATGAGCGGTTCTTTCATCTAGCTCGCTGAGAAAAAAGATTCTGAGAACGGAATCAAACTTTCGGTAACCTCTCCACAAGACGCACATTCGTAAGACATTGATTTGTTCATACCGTAATGGTTTTCCATTAATTTTTCCCGGAAAAATGCGATATCGCGAACAGTAGTAGCTTCAAAGAAAGCTTTTAAAACTTTTTGTTCGCTGTACGTGCTAACGGACAAGGCAAAACGCCATAGATTATCGGTTAGTCTTTCCGCATCTTCAAAATACTTCTCATCTTTACAGCGTGGGGTAACAAACCTTACTTCTTGTTTAGTGTCTGGAAGGGTAATTGTAAATGGTTCCTTATAATCGTCTTCCGCGTATGTAACCGGAACTTGTGAAATGTCGACGGTCAATTTGTTAGTTGCTCCACAAGCCCCACAGTCTGTAGTAATAACGTAAGAATCCCCATAAGATATCTCTCTTAATTTAAATAAAATGTAATTCTTATCCTCTAATGTCATCGAGTCATAATCTAAGCCTTGAACACAATCTCTTACGAGTTCATTAATAACTTTAAGACCTTGAGCGGAAGTTTTTATACTTCTTAATTTTTTCTCTTGCGCAAAGGAAAAAGGCTTTATCATTACACTCTCATCGCAATCAACATAAGCTTTTCCTCGTGAAGGGAGTTTTAACGCTCTCCAATCCTGTGTAGACTGGACATCGCCTAATAACTCTGCAACCGCATCGGACAACTTACTGTCAAAGTGCTCTTTAATTTGAGGTACCTCGGGCTTTTCATGAATTGGTTCTACAGTCTCTTGCTTTGGCTGAGAAGTAACAGGTGCTTCAGGAACACTAACTCCTTGTTCAGGAGTAGCTCCTTGCTCCTCCATATGCTCACGAGCGAGTTCAATAAGGGATTTTTCTTTTTCTGGTTTAGACATAATATTTTAATAGTTTGGTACTATTATACTATAATAGTGTGATGCTTAAAATTATTGTAAAAAATAATGAATCTTTCTTAAAGACGGACAACAAGAAACTGTTGTCTACTTTGAAGAAAAAATACAGCGCGAAAGTTCCTGGTTATAACTATTCTGCTGCGTACAAAAGACGCGGGTGGAATGGTGAGAAATACTTCTTTTCCGACAAAACAGGTAGGTTTGGAACTGGTCTTCTTTCATATATTACCGAAGACCTCACTTATTTAGGGATGGACTACGAAATCGAAGATTTACGCGATTGTCCTTATTTAGATGACATCTCTTTACCTGGAATAACGTTAAGAGACTATCAAGAATCCTTAGTACGCCAAGCACTGTCAGAAAAAGGTTGTATTCTACAAGCCCCTACAGGAGCTGGTAAGACTTTGGTTTTAGGAGGTATTCTGAAAGCACTCAAAGATAAAACAGGTCTTATCTTTTTCACCAAGAAACAGCTGTTAAAACAAACCTACGATGACCTGAAGAAATGGGGTTTTGATGTCGGGCTTGCATTTGGAGATGGAGTGATTATTAAACCTATTACGTTATGCACGGTCCAATCTATTGATAAGGTTATTGACACGCATTTAAAAACCTCAGAGTTTATTATCTTTGACGAGGTACATGAATTTGCCAAAGGAAAAGTCGCTACCAAAGTAATTAAGTCTTTCCCTAACGCCACATACAGGATTGGTATGACGGCTACGGTTCCTAAAG